ATGCAATTCGACGCGCGCGCCGCTAAGCTGCTTGAGCCAGGCCGACACCTTACCATTGATGGCTATCCCGGGTTGCGGCTTGAAGCAACCGCCACCGCACGAACATGGATCTACCGGTACAAGAGCCCGGTGAGCGGCAATATGCGTCAGAAGAAGTTGGGGCGCTGGCCAGCCATGTCGATCGCCGCTGCGGTCGTGGAATGGGAAGTACTCCGGCAAAAACGCGACGCGGGGATAGACGTGGCAGTGGAGGCCAAGCAAGAGCGCCAGGCGGTGAAGGTCGCCGCTGCTGCAGCCAAAGAGAAGGCTAAAGGCGTTTTGACGGTAGCGGATGCCTGCGACATCTACGTCGCCGGCCACATAAAGCAACATCGGGCTGAGAAGGGCCAGCTCGAAATCGAGCGCACTTTTCGAACTATGCTGGGGGACCTTGCGAGCAAGCCCGCAGAGGCGGTAACTCGTGCGGATGCATTTGCGCTCATCGAATCGTTCGCCCACATCCCCGTGCAAGCGCAGATCCTGCGCCGTGAACTGGGGGCGGCGTGGGACTATTGTCATGACGCAGGGAAGCTGGCGGAGAACGTACCGAATTGGTGGCGCGCAATTCTGCGCGGGAAGCTGAAATCGAAAGGGAAGGCGATCAACGGCAAGAAGGGGGGCGTCAAGAAGCGGGTCCTGTCACCGAAGGAAGCAGGGGAGCTGATTCCTTGGCTCGCCAACTTTTCCCGTGACGTGGATGACTTCTTGACGATGTATCTCTGGACTTGCGCCAGAGGTGCCGAGATCGGATCAATTGAGGCTGAGGAAGTCTCAGAAGAGGCTGATGGGTTGTGGTGGACCGTACCGAAGGAAAAGACGAAGAACGTGAAGCGAGCTGAGGCGACTGATTTTCGGGTGCCGTTGGTTGGCCGTGCCGAGCAAATAGTGCGGCGCCGTTTGGATGTCCACCCCGCAGGGTACTTGTTTCCCTCATATGGCAAGTCAGGCCACTGGGAGCAAAAGTCGGTCCAGACGCGCGTCTACTACCATCAGCCCTACAGTGAAACCACGCCACACCGAGTAAGGGCGCGGCTGAAGGTGACTCACTGGGCCCCTCATGACTTGCGACGCACCTCGCGCACGTTCTTGGCATCGCTCGGTTGTCCGCGCGAGGTGGGTGAGGTCATTCTCGGGCATATGTTGCCCGGCGTGGAGGGAGTCTACAACCGGCACTCTTACGACAAGGAGCGCCGGATTTGGCTTCAGCTTCTGTCGGAATACTTGGAAGAGTTGGTCCGGACTCACGGTTAGACGCCTGCGCTGTCGGGCCGACCGGCTCGCGGCTTCCGAGCGCCGGTATTGGCTGGTGGCAGCATTGTGGAGCGCGGCCGGCTTTTTGCCCATTCCAAGATTTCTGCGTAGAGATACCCGACGCGCCGCCCGGAGAGTTCTCGCGGCGCCGGAAACTCTTGGCGAGTAACCATGGCCTGGATAGTCGATTCAGCCAAGGTGGTGATCATTGCCGCAGTAGCTAGGTCGACATATACGGGTTCGATGTGCACCATCGGTGTCATATATCAACCTCCAACGAGCGCCGTCTCCGGTCCGCTTGAATTGATCCAATTGCACAATTTATGAGGCATAAAGATCCCTCCTGTATGTTTTATGAGTCGTGTACGGGGTCGAACAGATCATGCGCGGCGTCAAACTCGATCCAATTGCCGGAACGGTTCTCGTACCGCTTTACGCCGCCATGCGGTCCGATCAAGACGCTGTACCGGGGCAGAGCGCACAGCCTCTTGCGCACGGCCTCGAGCGCGGCATCGCGAGCGGTCCGCGCATCGCCAACGGCGGAAGTCTTGGATTCGTCTGGCCGGCCTGCCGTGGGGTCGAGCGGGTCCACCGGGTAGGAGCCTTCTTCTGGGTACTCCGCAAGGTGCACCGTCAAAATAGGATGTTCGTTTCGGCCGCCAGTGCGATCCTCGGTGAGCGATATCGAGCTTGTCGGAGCGACGGAGAGAACCAATTCGGCTTCCTCGCCATCGACATCGGCCCCGCCCATCATTTCCGCAGCACGAACTAGCTCCGCGGCAACGCGGTTCAACTTGCTAGCCGTGGTCGGCCACTGGAACTTGGGCGCGGTCTTCGCTTCCCGCTCCTTCCTGAGTTTTCCCTCCCAGCACGAAGGGCAGAGCGTGTCCCAGGGCATGCCGGAGAATGCGCCGCGGCAGATCGCGCATTTCTTGCCGGGGGCGGAAGGCGACGTCTCAGGCGTACCCAGAGCTGCGCCCAGGAAACTGCGGAGGGGGGCGTCTGCTGCGTCGAGGGCGTCGCGATAGTGCTTGCGCTCTTCCGGGGTCATCTTTGCGACCATGTCGTGCAGCACGCGGGTGGACAGCGCGGCCAGGTCAACGTCGTCGAGTTCGTCGAGATTTTGGGGGGCGTTCATGCGTGGGCATCCTCTGCGGTGGGGATTTCGGCCTGGCTGGCTGTCGCCGCGGCCTCGGCTTGGCGACGCTGCTTCTCCGCCTGTTTGGCGCGGACCGTTTCAACGGCGCCGTGGGCCTGGAACAGATCGAGTAGGGCGGCGGCGGGGATGGTGATGGTTTCGGCAGCTACGCGGCCTTCTTGGATGTCCAGAAGGGTCGCGCGCTGGTTGGCGTCCAAACCCTGCATGAACGTGTCCACACCGCTGATGAGCGGGGAGACCACTTTGCGGGGCAGGGCGCGGCCGTGGATGGTGCTGGGCGTCACGCGGGATTTGCCGGAGGCCTTGGCTTTCTCAAACTCGCCTTGCAGGAACGCACCGGCACCCTCGCCATGCTTGGCAACGGCCTCGATGGCGGTGGACGCCTTCACTGCACCGGAACGCACTAGAGCATGCACATCGCTGTTGGCGTGGGCCAGGGCGATCATCTTGGCGACCCATTGGGGCGACACCTGTTCCAGCCGGCTGATGCGTTCGTTGTCCCACTTGAAGCCCGCCAGCTTGGCGTAGCCGAAGGCGGTTTCCAGCGGGGTCAGGTGCCGGCCCTGGGCGCTGCTGATGACGCGGGCGGTGCGGTCCGCATCGTTGCCTTCGAATGCGGTCACGTCGATCCAGACAACGCCATCTTTGTCGTGGAGTGGCGCGCCGGCGGCAATTGCTCGACCGATCTGGGCGTGGCGACGGTGGCCGTCTACCAGCCACACGCCACCTGCGGGCCGGGGGCGAACTTCGAGCGGCGGGATCTTGCCACCGGACATGATGTGTTGAAACAGGACCTCGTCGTCAGCCTCGGCCTGTTCGCGCTCTTCGCCGTCCAAAAGTTCGATAGGGGTGCGCAGGTTGAAACCGGGCTCGATGTGCAGATCCTCATACCGGACCTGCATTGCGTGGGCGCGCTTGATTTCTTTCGAGAGGATTTTCTGCCGGAAGGAAACGGGGGCGGTGGATTCGGTCATGGGGTCTCCAGGAGTCAGAATTTCTTCTCGCCGCCGAGCGCTTCCACCAGCTCGGCAAGCATTTTGGCGAGTTCGCCCGTCATGAGAACCATGTCCGAGTCGAACTTCTCGTCATCGTTCTGCGCGTAGTCCGCGCCTTCCTTCAGCACGTCCAGTGGCGAGACACGGCGGATATCGAGGCTTTCGGTCAGAACGAACGAAATGCGGTCGGCCCAGGTCATGGCGAGGCGGGTGCATTGCTTGCCGGACTGGATGTGCCGGCGCGCATCCTCCGCGTCGATGGAATGCTTGAGGTAGCGGACCGCCGCGCCGCTCGTGCCGGAGGAGCGCAGTTCTGTGTCTTGGTCGATGGTGAAGTTGGCCGGGGCTTCGTCTTCAGCCAGCCAACCGGTCATGGCCGCGGCGGGCGACTGCGCGACGTACAGGTTTTCCAGGGGCATGGGGTCAACCGTCTTCGCCAGCAGGCTGATGACCTCATCTGCCTTGGCGGATGAGGCGGCGTCGATCACCAGCCAACGGCCCACCGGGTCTATCCACACGCGGGTATCGCGGTAGATGCTGAAGGCGCGCGGCAGGAGTTCATCCATGGCGCGTTCCTTGATTTCCTTCATTTGCTTGCGGCCCGGCTTGTAGCCTTGCTGCTCTTCGGTCTCCTGGGCGCGGGCTTTGGCGACCTGGTTGATCACGGTGGCGGGCAGCAGCTTCCTTTCGGCGCGCAGGCAAAGCAGGAACCGACCGGCGACGGAGTGGGCGAGCTCGCCGCCTTCGCGGGGTGCGATCCAGCCGATGGACTGCATTTCGAGGTTGTTGCCGGACTGGAACGCGTGACGCTTCAGGCCCGCCTGCAGCTTTTCTGCATAGTCGGCGAGGGGAGCGGACAGGCGGTAAATCTTGAGGTTCTTGAACCACATGGTGGACATGCCTTTTTATAGGGAATGAGGAACCCAGCCGATGACGGGTTTCTTGGTTGACTTGCTGATGACGGGCGCGCCGTTGGCGTCGCGCTTCTCGCCGCGCGCCATGATTTGCAGTCGGGAAGTGCGGTGCATGCGTTGGGCAAGCGTGATGTAGTCGCGGGCAAACTGCGGGGCGTCAAAGCCGCCAGACACCTGCACCGGCTTGGCCTTCGCGAGGAAGTACTCCGTCTTGACGGCAATCCAGTTGGACTCGTACTCGGCCGTGAGGCTGTCGCGGACTTCCTTCGTCATCAGAGTGAGTTGCTTTTCCCAGGCCTTCGCTGCCGCCTTGCGTGCGATGGGCTCGGTCATTCCGAATACGCAGAATGCGCTCATGGCTGCTTCCTTTTGACTCGTATGCGCTCCGGGCGCGAAACGGGACCGGCAGGACAGCGCCCGGCCCAAATGTTGCTGATGGTCTGCGGGGAGACGCCGTAGCACTCCCCCAGGTCTTTTGCAGTGAGGCGACCCTTGGCACCCTTGATGAACGCCAGTTCCTCGGGGCGCATGGCTTCCTGTTTGGGGTCTGCCCAGCGAAGGCGCCGACGCGGCAGCGGGACAGGGGGCGTCCAGCCGGTGCGATCCCTCAGAATGAAGTCGATCCCGTTCATGCGACCGCCCGCAGCATCCAGCCCAGCACCGTCGGGCCGAAGAGGAAGAACGCGGCCAGCGCCAGGCTGGCAGGCCACGCCCACAATGGGATGTCCGCGTCGTCGCTCCAGTTGCCTTTGCCGGCGTGGTCGCGGGGAGCGATCAGGGCGCCCAGCTTGCGGGCCGCCTGCTTGATCGTGATGGGGTGACGGTGGCGCACCGGGGGCGCGCTGGCGCTGATGGTGTTCATGTCGGGTTCCAAGGATCGGCCGCGGCGTGGCGGCGGGAGAAGTAGTCGCCGAGGGGAGCCAGGACCAGCCGCGCGAACGCGAGCAGGCCCACGCCCCAGGCGAGGGTTTCAAACAAGGTCATGGGAATCTGCGCAGAGGTGCGCGGTGGTCAGCTTGGGGGAGCGGGTCGGTAGCCCGGTGCTGTTCCTGAAAGTCACTTTCAGCGCCGGTGACGTTGCGGCGCCAGCCCGCTCTCCGAAGCCGGCCCGGCGTGGGGCCGGGCGGTACTACTTGCTGATGGTGTTGCCGAAGTTGAAAATGTCCAGCAGTTCCTCAATGAATCGAACGAACGCAGCAAACATGGGTACTCCTATATTTATCAATGGTGAGAATGGAAATGTCGGATTCGAAGTGGCCGGAAGCGGTGGGCGTCTCAGTGGTGGCGGTGTGCACGATGGTGTCGTTAGCGCCTCAGAGATGGCTTCCTGCCGACCCCTGGAGCGCCGTGTCCGCCATCGCAACTGCTGGTGCGGCGATGGTTGCCTTGTGGGTTGCCACGAGGGACTTAAGTTTGAGAAAGGCCGAACGGACCGCCTCAGCGCGGTCGGCGAGGCGCCTCTTGGTGCAGGAATCTGAATTAGTCGCGGAGCATTTGGAGGCGCTTAACACGTTCCTCCAAGAGCGGCTGGAGAGAACCCCGATGCTTCCATTTGATCAGGCGGAAAAGGCCTATCTGGTTTGGCAAGCGGAGTCTCTTACCCTTCCCATGACAGAGGAATGGGTCCGATCCGTTGGGTTTACCAAAAGCCTCGACGTGGGTGCGATATCCCAATTCATTCACGACCTAAGGTATTTATCCCGGAATCTTCATCGCCTGAGTTTGGACGAAACCATTGACGAACGGGATCGCGAGCTGCTGACACTGCTCCGGGGACGGGCTGCTGAGCATCAGAAGATCTTCAAGCGAATTTCGAAAATAACGGTGGACGATCAATGGTCTCGAGTCATGCGTAGAGCGGAAAACCGATCGGCATTTCAAGAGACGCGCGTTACGCAAGGCGATTTGACGCGAGCGCGAAACAAAAAGCGTTGAACTAAAAGATGGCACTGCTGCCGGGGTTATCGTCGCCACGCCCGGCTGGGCGTTGCCTGGCTGTGGAAGCCCAAGCACACAGGGTCCGGGGGCGCGCTGGCGCCTGGTTGTCCTGTTTCGCCCGTCCCCCCTCGCGGGGGCGGGCGGCCTCGGTTGTTAAAGAGCGGTGCTGCGTCGAAAGAATAGTAGCAATCGCTACTCAATTGAGCAATAGCAAATGCTACGCTTTTTTGTAACGAACGAAAAAAAGCCCGCACGAGGCGGGCGGTTGATGGGAAGGCTTAGTAGGCTGGTGTGGTCCAGAGGGCCATTAGCACCACTAAGAGCGTGATCAAAATGCGAATCATGGACTGCTCCTGTGCCTAGGTTTTGGGTTGACCTAGTTCTGGATAGTCATGGTCAGTTCGAGCTACTTGAACACAAGCGAAGAAAAGCCCGCTCAGGGCGGGCTCGGCGTGCAAAGAAAAGTTTCGATGGCGAAGGGAATTGTCTGACAGGGTCCTTGGGTGGCGGACCGGAAACTTGTGCCGTCAGTATGCGCAGCGATCGGCCTCTATCATGAGAACCTCAGCAGTTTTTTTGTTCTCGATGTCGACTCTCTTCATCAGCCAGCCTCCTTGTGGGCTCAATCCGTATCGCGTCGGAGCAGACCACCGTACATGCGTAATCAAGTAGTACGCTCCGGGGGGCAGATCGTTGAATTTGAACTTGCCTTCCGCGTCCGCTATGGTTTCGCGAATAAATTTGTCCGCCCGTGGATCTTGTTTGCCGGCGAGAGCCTTTCTGCCCTTGCAGGTGACCTCAAATCTTTGTTTGGTAACGGAGGTCGCGGGTTCGATATAGACCGTGCTACCGGCCGCCGTCTTCACATCTCCGCCTTCGGTCCGCAAGAACGCCTGGCCCGTTAGTCCGCCGGTGCCGGTTTTTTTCAGAGCGTTGTGCTCGGCTTCAGAGAAAGGAACTCGTGGAATTTCTGGAGCCGGTGGTGGTGCAGGAGGAACGTAAGCGCGCTGCTGCGGTGGTGTACACGCCGATAGGAGTACAGCAGCCAATGTGGCAGTGAGTAGGTTTTTCATGGCCTATGAAGCTGGTTGAGATATCCGCGAGACCTCTCGTGCTGAGCCCAAAGCGCTAGGGCAACGCGAGCAAGTAGTCCTTAAAATTTGCAATAGCCGTGATCGCATTCGGCTGGCATCCAAACATGTTGTCGCACGTCGCGGCTATCCGGATACTGTGGGTGCCGTAAATGCCCGGTTCTTTAAGAATGGTGAAAGCGAGTGCCGGCGAATTGCGAGCGGGTCCGTACGTTTGAATGACGGAACTCGATACGGTTTGGATTTTGAATGCGCTGTGCTGTGCCAGCCACACCTGCGCGCCCTCCCAAAATTTGGTGCATTGCTGGTCGCCCGAGCAGACTATCGGCGCATCCGCCCGAACTTTAGTGGCATGGTCGACAGGGGCGGCGCAGCCAGTCACCAGAGCGGCGACAAACAGCAATGATATTCTCATCTCGTTACCTAGTTTGCGTATCTCGGCAGGAGTGCGTTTGCTCCTACGCAGTTAGTTGATCGACGCCGGGCGCCTTACGACCGCACCCATTGGCCCACCTCATCATCCCGCAGCTTCGCACCAGCCCACACGACTTGGCCAAGCACGCGCACAGGCGTGCCGTTTTCCAGTGGTATGTCGTAGTAGGCCTGGTTGAACGAACGCGCAACCCAGCGCCCCGTGTGCTTGTCTCTGGTCACAGTCTTCACCAACATCTTGCCGTCGTAGTTGATGGCGTACACGCCGCCACTGGCCACGTCCTGTAGGGTCAGGTTTTCGTTGGGGACAACGAGAAGGGCGGCGCCGTCACGAATGACCGGCTCCATGCTGTCGCCTTTCGCATAAACCACACGGGCCTTTCCGTTGTCGGCGCCCACCGCCTTGAGGAACGAGCGGCGGAACTGGATCATGCCGGTCTGATCTTCGCTATGGTTCTCGATGCCGTCGCCAGCGGCCAAGCGAACCTCGGCCAGTTCTGGCACTTTCTCGAATCTGTCATTGGCGGCGTGAGGCTCGCCGGGACCGACGTTCGCAATGACGCCGGCCGCTGTGCTGAGCTTGAGCGGTCGTTCGCGCTCCGTCTGGTACGTCGTCTTTCCACCCTCCCAAGGGGCAGGATCCATTTCGCGTATGCGCATGGGGAAAGGATCGTCGGCCGCGTCCATATCGACGAGTCCGCCAAGTGTGTACGACCGCGGCGGTGGCGGGCTGTCCGGAGCCGCGGGTAGCGGTGATACCTGGATGCCAAGCTTCATCTGGGCGATCGCGAGCGCAATTGCCCCCTCGAGCGCATTGAGCTGCGACTCGGGCAGCGCGCGGACATCGGCAGCCGAGATGGTCTTAAACGGCCAGTCGTCGTCATGAGGGGCAGGCGCAGCAGGCGCCTCAACGCCCTCCACGTCAAACCAGCCCTTCATGCCGGGCATTGCCTCAATTGCCCACACCGTCTTCTCGGTGACCGGGCGAATGCCTGAAAGCATTTGACGAACGAAAGCCCCATCTTTGTAGCCTAGGCGGCGTCCAAAGTCGGTCTTGTTCCCTTTAGATACGTGGTCCACGGCGGCCGACAAACGGCCCATCCTGAACTCGTTTAGCTCAACCTCATTCATGCGCGGGACAGTAGCATGCGCTACGGGTGCATTTGCTACTTGCGAAACGTAGCAAACGCTACTAGTATGCGCGTATGGACCTGAACTCATACCTGTCTTCCCCTGGGGCCCTCAGCGTGGCGCAGTTGCGCGCCCGTATGGTCGAGCTCGGATACGACGTCAAGAGCGACGCGCAGATACGACAGTGGCGCACTCGCTACAAGGGCCGCCTCCCTTCGCCGGAAAACTGCATGGGTCTCGAATTGGCATCTGGCGGCCTCATGCGTCGCCAGGATCTTCGTCCCGAAGACTACTGGCGTACCTGGCCTGAGTTGGCCGAAGAGGCGAGGGCGGCATGACATCAGCACGCGCAACCTCGAGCCGCGTAGTTCTCGTTCCACAGGAGCCCTCCCATGCATAGCCTCTACGCCCGCTTCGTGCTGTGGCTGATTCGCCCCGCTGTTGAGCGCATTGCCGACGAGCGTATCGCCGCGGCAATGCGACCCGGCGGCGCTATTTGGCGCAATCGATCAACTTCGACGCCAGTTGAGCGCGTCGCCTCTCGGCACGTGGCCCCGATTGCTCCAAATGGCGGCCGGTGGCATCTCGGCCGAGACGGCAAATTTGACGTCAATCCAGGTGACGAACCTCCTGAAGCAGCTTCGTCATGTCGTTCTTGAGCGTTCGTATCGGCAGCAGCGCATCGTCCGGGAAATCGGTCTTGGGGGGCGTTGCTAGAAAGAAATCCAGGCTGTCTTCCAGCGCTTGCTGGTTGAAGTTTGGGGAGGCCTGTACGGCCGCCTTCAGCGCGAGCAGCGCAAGCAGCACGCCGCTCTTGAAAGCGTCGAGTTGTGCGACGGCGGTGTTCAGAGCCTCGATCTGTGCCTTGGTTTCCATGGTCAGCCCCCTCCATATTGAGGCGATTGTTTTGTGTGAGAGCAACCATTCTAAGGGGCTGACCACCCATTTTCAGGAGAGATCGCATGGATAGCGCGACGACGCCGGCCCAGCCGGCACCGCAGCCGGCGGCACCGGCAAAACCTAGCGACAAGGTCCAGATCGGGCCGTTGGACGTGTAGGGCGCAATTCGTTTTTCCATGCAGCGCATCGTAAGGCCGCTGCTCAGCAATAGATACGTTCAGGAAATTCACATATGAACATCACCACTGCGGCCGATTTGACGGTGCATGACTACAAGGGCGGGAGCGAGGCGCTGGGGGCGGTTATTGGCATGTCGCCGGCCGTGCTGCGCAACAAGGTCAACCCCAACAACACCACGCACCACCTGACCCTGGCCGAAGCGGACCGCATTGTCCGCATGACGGGCGATGTGCGCATCCTAGCTGCCTTCGCGCATGGCAACGGCTACCTTTTGGTCAAGGCACCCGAGGCCTGCGGCGAGAGCGACATGTCCGTATTGGAGCAGGTCGCGGCGTTGATGATCGCCCATGGCAAGTTTGGGCATGAGGTGTACGACGCGCTGGCCGACGGGGGCGTTGATCGTGGCGAGGTCGCGCGAGTTAAGGCCGCCGGCCGGACGGTTATGGAGGCCGTCATCGCTGTCGAGAGCCGCCTTGATGGGATGGCCGACAAATGATGCAGCGGGGAACATCCGGTGTACCCGTGCGGCCGCGTGTGCCGTCCACGGAGCGCAAGGGGGCGGCGCTGTCGCGCGCGGCTGCAATGATGTGCAACGGCGCGAAGTTCCAGCGGTGGGTTGTTTCCCGCATCGGCGCCGCCCCTGATGGCGTGAGCGCCAGCCAGCACGCAGCGCAGTACGTCCGTGACATCTGCGGAATCGCTAGCCGCGCGCAGCTGGACCACAACGCCCAAGCGGCCAGCTTGTTCCATGAAGCCGTGCGCAAGCCCTTCGTGAAGTGGAGCGGCATCTATGGCTGACTGCCTGCATATGTTCCGGGGCTACCGCGTGCCGCCTGAGACGGTGGAGCAGGTCAGGCAGGCCATCATCGACACGCGCGGCCGTGTGGATCTGGAAGCGTTGCGCGGCATCGTGCGGCCCGCCATGAAAGCCGTTGATCCCTGGTCCAGCACAACGCGGGCACAGGCGGCGGCTTGCGCGGTCGACTCGTTTCTGTTCGACGCCGCGAGGGCCGGGTTGGTCGAGCGCCACGTGAACGGTTGGAAGTTCCCGGCCTGGTGGCGCGCCAAGAATCAGGCGGGGGCGGCATGTCGCTGATGCGCAAGACACCCCTCAAGCAGAAGACGCCGCTAAAGCGTGGAGCGCCGATGATGCGAGCAACGCCGATGCCGCCGCCGCGGGCCGCCATGAAGGCGCGCAAGAAGGGCAAGAAGCCGCCCAAGACCGTCTACCGCAACCAGGCGCTGCTTGACCTTGCCCAGGGCGAGGAATGCTTGCTGCGCGTGCCCAGGTACTGCCAGGGCGACACGGATACCACGGTGGCCTGCCATTCGAACCTGCTGCGCGACGGTAAGGGGAAGGGCATCAAGGCGCACGACTGGGCTATTGCGTTCGGTTGCGGCCCCTGCCACTGGTTCATTGACCAATCACCGGCCCCGCTGGAACAGAAGCTCAGCTATTTCATACCCGGCTTGCGCCTTACGCGCTTGCGAATCATCGCCATGGGCAAGTGGCCCGAAGAGGCGGAGCGCGGGTATCAACTTTCGTATGGAGAACAGTCATGAGCGTTCAGGGCATGACATGGGCGCTTGCGCAGAGGATCGTGAAAGATCCCACGGCGCGCCACGTATTGCTGTGCCTGGCCAACTACGTCGGGCCGAATGGGGAGGGTGCGTTTCCCTCTGTGGCGACGTTGGCCGATGACACAGGGCTGTCCAGCCGCACCGTGCAGAACAAGCTGCGCGAGCTGGAGGCGATAGACGTCATCAAGCGCGGCAATCAGGATCTGGTGGCGGCCTACATCAGGCGCGCCGATCAGCGGCCAGTTTGCTACGACATGGATCTGTCACGGGGTGCATCTGCTTCACCCCGCGTGGAACATTCCGCCGGGCAACAACGGGGCGAACCTGCTGCACCCCGTAATGAACGGGGTGAATCTGACGACACGACGGGGTGCAGCTCACGACGCGACGGGGTGAATCTGACGACGCCACGGGGTGAACCTGCTGCACCCGATCCGTCATTGAACCGTCAAGGAACCATCAATAAACCCAAAGGCGCGCGCAAGCGCTCGCCGGGGTTTGACCCGCTGACCGTGGAACTTCCCGTGTGGCTGGACGCGGAACTGTGGGGGCGCTGGGTGCGCCACCGTGTGCAGCTTCGCAAGCCGCTTACCGAAGAAGCCGCGCGGCAGCAGGTCAGGGACTTGGCGACCTTCCGCCAGCAAGGCCACAAGCCCGAGGCTGTCATCGAACACGCCATCGGCAAGAGCTGGCAAGGCCTGTTCGCCCCGAGTGGCACCGCAGTTGGAGGCGCGCAGCGTCCCGGCAAGTTCAACCCGACCGACTACGTGAACCGCAATCGCACCCATGGAGGCCCCGACTATGACGACGGTCGCACGATCGACGAATGAGCGCTCCGGCTGGGCAGTGCCGCTGGCGAAGCTGGAAGGCATTTCCCTGATCGACCACCTGTGGAACCGGCTTTCGGGAACGTACGGGGGGCGCTGGCTCAAGGACTTCCCGGACATGCAGAGCATTGAGAACTGGAAAGCGGCTTGGGCGGAGGCGCTGGACGATGACCGCGTGACGCCGCAGGAGGTGGCCGAAGGTTTGCGCACGTGCCGCCGTATGTTCCCCGACTGGCCGACCGCCGTTGGCGAGTTCATCCGCGCATGCCGGCCGGGGCTGATCCCGGAGAACGCGTTTCACGATGCTGTTGCAGGGATGACCGCGCGCCGCCGTGGCGAAATGGGGCAATGGACCCATCCGGCGGTTTACTGGGCCGCTGTGCGTGTCGGATCGCATGACCTGCTGAACTGCGGTTACTCGGTCATGCAGTCCCGCTGGGAGCGGGCGCTTTCGGAGGAACTGAGCCGCAGCGATTGGGCTGCCATCCCCGCGCCGGCCGTCGCGTTGCCTGCTCCGGGCGCCACGCACGCCACGCCCGAAGAGGCAGCGAAGGCCCTGAAGGCAATGGGCGCGAGCGCAATCCTGAACGATTCTGGTCGCGATCCCCGCCGCTGGGCAAAGCGCATCCTGGCCGAAGCACAGCGGAAGGGCGGGCGGGTGCCATCCCTGGCGGTGCTGGGCATGGCACAGGCCGCAGTGGGCGCGCCGATCGACGCCGGGGGCGCGGCATGAGTGCGATGCAACGGAACAAGGGCGCGGCCTTTGAGCGCAAGGTTGCCAACCTGCTGACCGACGCGACCGGAACGACCTGGCGCCGTCGCGTGCGCAACCAAGCTGGTGACAGCGACGTGGTGGCCGATGAGCCAGCCTTTGCCGGGATCAGCATCGAATGCAAGCACGCGAATGTGCTGTGCCTGTCCGCTTGGTGGCGCCAGGCCGTGGAACAGGCGGGGCTGGCTGGCGTGCCGGTACTGATCTACAGGCAGACGGGGGCGCGCGGCGAAATGGTGATGGTCGACGCGCACGACGTGAACCCCAAGATTTTTCCCGTCCGGGGGCGGCACACCGTCACCCTGGGATGGGACGCAGCAATGCAATGGATGCGGGAAATGCTGCCCGCGAAAGTGACTTATTCCCCGGGGATTATCTGATGACTACGACGACACTCGAACGCCCGACCGTGGCGGGCCACACACCGATCAACAACGAGCCTCTCTTCCGCAGCGCCCACGCCGCGCTGGTCTTCGCATTCAACTTCACGATGCAGCAATACGACCGGCCGCTCATGAACAAGGTTGCCAGCCGGGATGCGCAACATGAAGGCAAAGGACTGTCTGGCCAGGACGGAGCGGCGCAGGCGGGCATGATTCGCCGCCGCCTTTCGACTCTTCCGCCGTTGCAGCAGGCAATCATGGTGTCTCGGACTGCGCCGCCGTCGCTGGTGTGCAGCTGCGGAGCGCCATGCTGCCAGGGGCGTCAAGTGAATCTCGAATGGAGCGCAGCTGTTCGCCTGGTTGCGGACTACGCAGAAAGGGAAGCCTTGGCAGACTGCTCGATCAAACGCGAGTTGACGCTACAACTGCTTGCCCGTCTGTTTGGGCATGCCAAGGGCAGGAAAATGAGCGAGATCGCAGAGGACGCGGCAGTTTCCGTCAACACTGCGACTAATCACCTTTCCAGGCTGAAGCTTTGGCTTCACGGGAACCGAGAGCAGGGCGGTGCGCTGGAAGGCCAGGAGGCAATCGCAGCTGGCGCTGCGCACTGGGCATTAACGAACGCGGGCATTGTGGGCGTGTCTGACGATATTCATTGACCGTTGGGAATTTCTCACGCAGAATACGCCCAATCCTGATACGGTCTATCAGTGCGTCTAAAGAAAGCCCGCCTGCAAAAGCAGCGGGCTTTTTGCATTTCCGCGGGCATGCTCATGGTGAGCCGCCGGCCTTCCAAGCCGTGCAGCGAGGGTTCGATCCCCTCTGTCCGCTCCATACAAACGAAAGCCCCGACATTGATTACCGGTCGGGGCTTTTGCATTTTCATCTATAGAAGGCGGCGACAGTCGAGGAATCGCGAGTTCCCCGGCTGACAGCCGAAACACGGAGCTAGCCCGTGAACGACCCAAGGCCGCCCCACCTGTACAGGCGGCGGCCAGTTTACATGGACGCTCACAAGTGGCAAAACCGATCATTCCCTGGCTGGGCGGCAAGCGCCGTCTGGCCGACAAGATTCTCCCCCATTTCCCCAAGCACACCTGCTATGTCGAACCCTTCGCCGGGGGCGCGGCTTTGTTGTTCGCGCGGGCGGAACCCGCGAAGGTGGAGGTGTTGAACGACATCAACGGCGACCTGGTGAACCTGTATCGCGTGGTCCAGCACCACCTCGAAGAGTTCGTGCGCCAGTTCAAATGGGCGCTGACCAGCCGCCAGATGTTCAAGTGGCAAAAGGAAGCGCGCCCGGAGACGCTGACCGATATTCAGCGCGCGGCACGGTTCTACTACCTGATGCAGAACTGCTTCAGCGGCAAGCTGGAGGGCATGACGTTCGGCACGGCTACAACAGCGCCGCCGGGCCTGAACCTGCTGCGATTGGAAGAGACGCTCTCTGCCGCGCACCTGCGGCTGGCGCGGGCCTACCTTGAGCATCTGTCTTGGCGAGACTGCGTGAAACGCTACGACCGACCGCACACCCTGTTTTACATGGATCCGCCGTATTGGGGCACCGCAGGCTACGGCGTCGAGTTCGGTCTTGATGAGTACGTGGCGATGGCCGAGGCGATGCGCACGATGAAAGGCCGCGCCCTAGTTAGCGTGAACGACAATCCGAAAATGCGTGAAGTTTTCGCGGGGTTTCCCATGCGGGTGTTGGATATCCGGTACATCGTCGCCGGCGGCGCAGGCGTGCCGCGAACTGAGCTGCTGATCCAGAGTTGGCCGACGGATAGTCAGCCGTCGACCTGATCGAACTGGAGACCAAGCGCTGCGGCGATGCGCTCGCGCGTAGCCTTACGCGGGCGAGCGTCGGTCGCCTCCATGGCTGCATAGCTGGGCTGACGAATGTCCAGGCGCGCCGCCATTTCCGTTTGCGTCACGCCCAGGTACTCGCGCCAGGCGCGGATAAGGCTCCATTCGTTCTCGGTCATCAGCAAGACGACTTCATGCGGAATGGTCCCATCGGCGGGAATGCGAGTGTCGGGGGGTGCAGGGGCAACGTACGTGCGGGTCAGCTCGACGTATTCAGCGTAGGGCAGCACGACGAAGGCCGGCTTGCCGTCGGCCTCCACAATGGTGGGATGCAGGTTCATGGCTGGTTCCTCTTAGTAGGTGTTGCCGTCGCGCTTCTTCACTTCTTGAATTTCAACGATGCGTATGACGGTATCAGCATCGAACAGGACTCGGTAATTGCCAACCCGGAGGCGGTAGCCGTACTCATGGTTTGTCAGGGCCTTCACGTTCTGGGCATTCGGCAGATCAGCCAGGGCGGTGACGGCGGTGGCGATGCGGTTGCGGTCTTGGCCGTCAACCTTCGCCAGTTGCTTCACCGCCTTCTTGTTCCAGTTGATCTTGAACATCCCGCTCTCCGTTTGGTATGAAAGTATTATAGCTAAAGCTATATAGGTTTGCAATGAATTTATAGGTTTTTATCCGCTCTTTCGCTATCAAGGGTCTGCACGCTGGGCATGGCGTGCGGGGATTCGGTCATCGCCGCCGGGCGGTGTGCAGTAGATAGCACCCGGCAAGATCACACAGGGAATCGGCATGAAGCTCACGACACTCAAGCCGCGCCTTGCTATGGCCGGTTCCAGGCTGGCCACAGCGCCCACACCCAGCGCCAAGCGCATGACGGGCCGCAAGCTGCAAGACCGCCGGTTGCGTGTCTGGTCTGCTAACCCACATTGCGCCCACTGCGGCGCGCTGACCGTGTACCCAGAAGGGTTCGAGCTGGACCACAAGGTCAGCCTGAACGATGGCGGCGCGGATACCGACGAAAACTCGCAGGTGCTGTGCGTCTCACGCGATGCGCACGGTCGCAAGGTCGGATGCCACGACGCTAAGACGCGGCAGGACATGGGCTACAGGAGCCGCACGTAATGGCACAGGTCACGGTCAAGCTTTCCATTCGCGTCGCGTGGTGGGTGCGCTGGTACTTGGTCGGCGTCGTCATCGCGGTACGCCTGGCGGGCGCAACGCCGGACATGACCATGGTTGAACGGTGGATCAGGCGCGGCCTGTCCGTCCACGCCAGCAGGAAGCCGTAGGGCGCCTCTGCATCGAGGCCGGGCCTGAGACGCGCCCGGTCCATCGTCGCGTCCTGTAGGGCCTCTGCGCGGCTCCCTGGGGCATCGGCAGTGGGGCGGCGGGAGGCGGTCGGGCGGCAGGGAGGGGGGGGCGGGTCGAAAGTCTAGGGCGGCTCGACCCTGGAAACCACCTGTTCCCTCATGCGCAGAAAATTTCCCCTTAACCGGATTTGTTAACCGAGATTGTTAATGGCATTAACCGACAAAAAGCGCCGCTTTGTGCAGGCGTTGCAGTCGGGCCTGTCCGGTGCTAAAGCCGCTATTCATGCGGGCTACAGCGAAAAAGGGGCGGCCGTTGCAGCGTCCCGGCTGATGAAAGATAAGGACGTCCAGGAAGCGCTGGGCCGTGTTAACCAAGTTAACAAACTGAAGGAAGAGGCCGCAGCCGCAGGGATGGAGGTTTCGCTCCCGGATCTGGGCAAGCTGTACTCCGATCCCCTGGAGTTCCTCAAGGCGGTCGCAAACGATCCCGAGCAGGACATGAAGCTGCGTGTGGAGGCCGCAAAGGCGTGGGTCCCATACGTTCATGGAAAGATAGGGGAACAAGGAAAAAAGGACGCGAAGAAACAAGCAGCGGACAAGGTGGCAAGCGGCGGACGATTTGCACCGCCGCCACCGCCCACCCATTTGCGCGTGGTGGGGAAGGGTTAAGCCATGACCTGGACAACCGCATGCCCCGATTGGGCCGTACGCTTGCGCGAGCGCCGTTCGATCATTCCGGCGCCGATCTTTGCAGACCAGGCCGAATACGCGCTGAACATCTTTAAGCAGTTGCGCGTTGTCGACCTACCTGGCAAACCCACTTTTGGCGAGTGCAGCGAAGAATGGGTGTTTGCCTTTGTGCGCGCCATCTTCGGCGGGTATGAGGCGGCAACGGGAAAGCAGTTGATCCGCGAGTACGGACTGCTCATCAGCAAAAAGAACACGAAGTCCACCATTGCGGCCGGCATAATGCTGACGGCTCTTGTCCTGTGCTGGCGCGAGGAAGAGGAACACTTGATCCTCGCCCCGACAAAAGAGGTCGCCGACAACAGTTTCAAGCCCGCCGCGAGCATGATCCGCGCGGATGAAGAGCTGTCGGACATGTTCCACATCCAGGAACACATCCGTACCATTACGCACCGCGTGACGCGCAACAGCCTAAAGGTCGTCGCCGCTGACACCGACACGGTGTCGGGCAAGAAGTCCGGCCGCGTGCTGGTGGACGAGCTGTGGGTGTTCGGCAAGCGAGCGAATGCCGCGGCGATGTTCATGGAGGCGTTGGGCGGCCAGGTCTCCCGGGATGAGGGATGGGTGATCTACCTGACCACGCAGAGCGATGATCCGCCTGCTGGGGTGTTCAAGGAGAAACTCGACTACTGGCGCGATGTCCGCGACGGGAAAATCGAGGATCGGAAGACGCTGGGGGTTCTGTACGAGTTCCCGGATGAAATGGTAAAGGCGAAGGCCTACCAGTTACCGGAGAACTTCTACATCACCAACCCGAACCTTGGCCGCTCTGTCAGCGCGGAGTGGCTGCAGGACGAACTCAAGAAGAACCTCGGCAAAACCGACGGGTCCAGCCAGAAGTTTCTGGCTAAGCACCTGAATGTGCAGATTGGGCTGAACTTGCGATCAGACCGCTGGGCCGGCGCCGACTTCTGGCTGGCTCAAGGTGATCCAGGCTTGGCAGATCTGGATGAGTTTCTCGACCGTTGCGAAGTGGTCGTGGTCGGCATCGACGGGGGAGGACTGGACGATCTGCTGGGTTTCGCCTTGGTCGGCCGCGAAACCGGGACCCGCCGCTGGTTGCACTGGGGGCGCGCCTGGGCACACAAGATCGTCCTCGAGCGCAGGGCTGAAATTGCACCGGCGCTACAGGACTTCGAGAAGCAGGGCGACTTGAAGATCGTTGAGCGGCCCGGTGACGACGTTGCTGAGGTGGCCGATATCGTTTGCCGCGTGCGAGATCGCGGCCTGCTACCCGAAAAGCTGTGCATCGGTGTGGACGGGTCAGGCATTGGAGACATCGTGGACGAGCTCACCAGTCCCGGGCGCGACTTCACGCTGGAAGAAATCACCGCCATTTCGCAGGGTTGGCGGCTGAACGGCGCGATCAAGACCACAGAGCGCAAGGTTGCCGGGCAGTGTTGA